TTCAACTGCTCCTAGTATTGATCCAGCAGATGGAACATATTGGTACTATAGTGAAACTGGCGAAGCAGACATCATGATACAAAGTGGCGGAACCTGGAAAGGATATCAGAATGTAACAACCGACCAACGTGGTTTTCCTTTAAGTACAACAAGTCCAAATGGACCAATTGTAAGTGCTGCCGCACCAACTAAACAAAGTGATGACAGTGCTTTGGTTTACGGAGACTTATGGCTATCAACTGCTAACCTAGATGACTATCCTCAAATTTACAGATGGCAAAGTGTTGAGTCGGTTGATCAATGGGTATTATTAGATAATACAGACCAAACAACACAAAATGGTATTTTGTTTGCTGATGCACGTTGGGCAGATGATGGATCAACTGATCCAATCACTGGAGACATTGATACAATTAAAACCTTACTCACAAGTGATTATGTAGATCTAGATAAACCAGATCCTACACTTTATCCTGAAGGTATACTACTGTTTAACACAAGACGTAGTGGGTTTAATGTAAAGAGCTTTCAAGTTGACTATTTTAATAGCTCAGACTTTCCATTTGCTACTTATGGTGCATTGCCTACTGTAACAGATGCATGGGTTACTGCCAGTGGTAACAACGATGACGGTTCACCTAGCATGGGCAGAAAAGCAGTGAGAAAAATTGTTGTAGCGGCTCTTAAAGCAGGAGTAGATGGTACACAAGAACTACGTGAAGAACAAAAGATATACAACTTACTATGTTGTCCAAACTATGAAGAACTTGCTACAAACCTAGTTGCTCTAAACAATGAGCGTAACAATACTGGATTTATTCTAAGTGATGCTCCAATGCGTTTAGCTGACACAGGCACTGCAATAACAAATTGGGCAACTAATGCAAACGGCGACGGACTTACAACTGCTGATCCATACTTTGGTGTGTTTTACCCAAGTTGTCAAACCACTGACCTGTCAGGCACAACAGTTGTTGCACCAGCAACACACATGATTCTCAGAACAGTGGTGCGTAACGATGATGTTGCTTTTCCTTGGTTAGCTCCAGCAGGTACAAGACGTGGTACTGTTGATAATGCAAGTCAGTTAGGCTATGTTAACGCACAAACAGGTGAGTTTACACAAACTGCTGTTAGACAAGGATTAAGAGATACACTGTATGAGAACAACATAAATCCAATTACTTTTATTCCTGGATCAGGTATACTTAACTATGGTAATAAAACTACATTCACAGGTAGTTCACTAGACAGAATAAATGTTGCAAGACTAGTAGCATTTATCAGAGGTAGACTAGAAACTATTGGTAAGAACTTTGTTTTTGAGCCAAATGATACTACAACACGTGATGAGATTAAAAATGCAGTTGAGAGCTTGATGATCGATCTTGTTGCAAAGCGTGGTATATACGATTACTTGGTTGTATGTGACGATAGCAATAATACACCAGCAAGAATTGATCGTAACGAACTATATGTTGATGTTGCAATTGAGCCAGTCAAGGCAGTTGAATTCATCTACATACCGGTTAGAATTAAGAACACAGGCGAGATAGCCGCTGGTAACGTGGCCAGTTCAGCCGCAGTTTAAAGCACTTTAAACAACGAAAAATGAGGTTTCGGCCTCATTTTTTTGTGGCCAATTTAGGATAAATAATATTGTAATAAGGAGAATTATAAAATGGCCGTATCATCGCTAACAAGAATGACAGTTCCTTTGGCATCAGACCAATCAAGTCCAACTCAAGGACTGTTAATGCCAAAACTAAAATATCGCTACCGGGTGGTATTTGAAAATCTTGGCGTGTCTACACCTAGAACAGAACTTACCAAACAGGTAATGACTTTTACTAGACCTACTATAAACTTTGAAGAAATTGAAGTACCAATCTACAACAGTAGAATTTATCTTGCTGGACGTCAAACATGGGACGCTGTATCAGCAACATTTAGAGATGATGCTGGCGGAAACGTAAGTAGACTAATTGGTGAGCAAATACAAAAGCAAATGGATACACTAGAACAGGCATCAGCAAGTTCAGGTATTGATTATAAATTCGTTACACGTTGTGAAGTATTAGATGGTGGTAACGGAACAAGCACACCAAACGTACTTGAAACTTGGGAATTATATGGATGCTTTTTAGTAAATGCAAACTATGGTGACTTAGATTATGGTTCGAACGATCCAGTAACTATTGAAACATCAATACGTTATGACAATGCAGTACAGACACCACTTGGAACAGGAATTGGATCAACAGTAGGAAGAACACTGGGTGACGTTGTAACTGGCTAATTAAGTTAGAGGAGTAACTTATGGCTTTTGGACAAGACTTTCTCAAAGGATTCTTCGGTACTGATTTTCTAAGAGACTATACCCATGCGAGTAAGACTTTCCGTAGCAATAACTCGGCACTTTCTCCACGTCGTAAATTCCTATTCCACGTAGTTTTTAATCTCAACACACAACAGATTCCTCAACTTAGCAGTATATTTCAAGCAGGTGATCTTGCAAACTTAAATTTACTTGTGAAAGAAGTAAAACTTCCAACATATAAATTTAGTGTTGATACTATGAATCAATACAACAGAAAACGCAAAGTTCAAACACAAATTGAGTATGATCCAATCACATGCATAATGCACGATGATACCAGCGACCTAAGTAGAACACTATGGTACAACTATTATTCATACTATTATAAAGATGCTAGTCAGAAGTATTTTGATGCAGCTGTGACCAATGGTAGTCTTGGACCAAATGCACAAGGTGTTGATCCAGGAGCAGCATATCCATATGGATTTAGAGATATCTACACACAAGACAGAGAAATTAACGACTGGGGATACATTGGCGAAAGTTACATGGACGGAGCAAGGCAAGGCAAGCCAGCATTTTTCCGTGACATAACTATTTTTGGCATGAATGATGCTCAGTGGTGTGCATATACCCTTATTAATCCAATCATCAGCAGTTTTGAACATGACACTTACAATTATTCAGAGGGTGCTGGTATAATGCAAAATACTTTTGTCTTTGACTACGAAACTGTAAAATACTATCATGGAGCACTAACAAAATCAAGTCCAGACGGTGCTATTCCGAGTTTTGGCGGCCCTGGAAACTATGATAATAGACCAAGTCCACTTTCAAGACCTGGAAGTGCCGCAACTATTTTTGGTCAAGGTGGACTTGTTGATGCCGCTGGTGGTATCATAACTGATCTAAGTGCAGGTAATCTTGCTGGTGTAGTTGGTGCTATACAAAAAGCAGGCACTGCATACGAAACATTCAAAGGTAGAGATTTGAATCAAATTTTAGAAACAGAATCATTGAATATTACACGTAGTGAAATTAAATCAACATTGCCAGGTGCAGCACGTGGTGTGTTGTTTCCAAACAAACCTAATATACAAGCAGTTGGCTCTAATGCTCCGGCAACACTGAAACCTGCAAATATAAGCACTAATGTTACAGGTCCTGTTGTGATAAACGATCAAATTGGATCAAAACCTAGAACCACAGGTCCATAATGGCAACACTGAACTATACAAATCCAGGTACAGATCCAACAGTAAGAGCATTTGATGAGTTCTACAACAGAGAACTGGTAATTGATGGCAATCAATACGATGTGGTATACAGTTTTTTCTCAAAGATCTTTACTGACGAATTTGCGGCAAAAAACTTTACCTTGTCTGTCTTCCAAATAAGTGAAGACACTGGTGAAAGTGTTGAAAACATCCTTAGTCAACTCAGCAATCAAAATACAATACAAATAACTGCAACTCTAGCCTATTATCTAAACAATAACCGTAGTAACACAACACTACTTGGGATAACCAATACTGCTACTCCTAACCAATATGTTGCACGTAATATTCTAATATAGGTGTACTATGTCTAAGTTTCAACAAGGCACGTACATAGTAATGAATCCTCAGAAATATGCAGGCAAAGGTGCTCCAAAGTATCGTAGTGGATGGGAGCTTGCATTTATGCGTTTTTGTGATAACAACAATCATATTATTACATGGTCAAGTGAGTCTCTTGCAATACCTTATAGGAATCCTTTAACAGGAAAACCAACACGTTATATTCCTGACTTTCTAATACAGTACAGAAACAAAGCAAATCAGGTGGTTACAGAACTTATTGAAATAAAACCTAAGAAACAGAGTATTTTAGAAAGCAAAGCCAACAACAGAGACAGAGCAGTAGTTGCAGTCAATTATGCAAAATGGGACGCCGCACAGAAATGGTGCAGACGTAACGGATTGACGTTTAGAGTTGTTACTGAAGAAGACATATTTCATCAAGGACGCAAGCGTTAATAAGTATCATGAAGACTTGCGAGATTTGTAATACAGAATTTACATGTAGCAAAGATTACAACTGCTGGTGTATGGACGTGCCTATTGCAAACGTTTCATCTGAATTACAAGATTGCTTGTGTCCAACTTGTTTAAAGGAAGCACATGACAAAGAAACTAGAAGAACTATTCGATTTGCCAACTGACGAAGGATTAACTGAAGAAGTAGTGCCTGATAATGTGCCAGAAGCAAAACCTGAAAATAATCCTATAATGCAAAACACTCTCAGTGAACTTGATAAAGTACAAGCCGCACTGCCAATGGTGCGTGGCCTAGAAGCAAGTGATACTGAGATGGACGAACTTGCAGACAAAGCAACCAAGGGTTTTGATGATATGATGGATCTTGGTATGAACGTAGACAGTAGGTGGGCCAGTGACATATTTGGAGTAGCCAGTACCATGCTAGGACATGCAAT